TCTGTCTCAATGGCTAAATAAATTAAATAAACTTCGCTTTCTTCTATTAATAATTTTCTACCTTCAATTTTATAATCTGAATTGTAATCTTTAATTTGTAACACACGCAAACAATCTGATGGTAAAGTATATTGGTAAGTAAAACCCCAAGCTGGAGTATCACTATCTTGTGCTAATTGAACTCTTTTAACTAAACAATTCCAAGGATGTGAACGATAAACTGCATCTCTAATTGTTTCGTATCTTTCGTTGCATATTCTTGCATTTTTAGAATTTTCAGTAAGAGCTGTTATTGAACTTGCTCCTAATTGGTTTAACGCACTATTACATATCTGAACCACAGATGCCATCTATTTCCATCCTTTTTTCATAGCAGTATATGCTTTTTTAGAAACTGTTGATTTTGATTTTGGTCTTGAAGTTCCAGCTCTACGTCTTTTGTTAATGTTTGCTACTAATGAGTTTTTTTTGTAAGCCATGTTATTCCTTTTTAATTATATATTTTCTTCTTAACTTTCTTGGTTTAACCAAAGCAAATATTTCTGCTTCTGTTAATTCTTGTTTTGTATCAAAACCATAATGGTTTTTATTATCGTTCTTAAATCGATCAACTAAAACATATCTATAAATATAATTGCCACTTTTAAAGTGTAAGATAAGTTTTGGTTTATCTATTTTTTTTGTCATTGCATCCTAGGCGGGTTCCACTCTCGCTTTCCCCGCCTAAAATTCTTTTATGTTAGTCTACGATGTAAGTTATTACACCAGATAGATCATCATCATCTACTAAAGCACCTATTGCTAGAGCTTTAATGACAACTCCGTCTCTACTTTCAAATGTATGGTTACCACCAAGTAATCTAGTTGCAGCAGTATTACCTTCCATTGAGAAGTATCCAACAGAATCTACGTCTAAACCATCTACCATTCCATCGACATCAGCAGCAACTGTGTCTCCGTTAAGATCAGTATATGCTTCCCATCCAATATCCATTGTTTGTGAGCTAGTTACCCAGTTACAATAGAATCTTGATAGACCGCCTATGATTTTAACTTTACCCGCTGGCAATTTGCCAAGAGTTACAGTTGAGTTAGCATCCCCTGCGCCATCCTGATTGTGAGTAAAAGCTAAAGTTCTTAATTTACCTTTATCTCCAGTTGTATCAGCTTTGACGATAGGAGTTGCTGTTGCGTTAGTATACTCTGTACTTTTTTGTGTTGTTACAGCCATGTTATATTTCTCCTATTATGCTTCGTGACAAGGGATTTGCACAATTTTCTTTTCTTCCATTCTTACTGCGCCTAAAGACATACAGTAGTAAACTTGCGTACTGTAAGACTTGTCAGCTCTTTCAGAAATTTTTGCAGAAATATCCTTACCGATACCTAATTTTACAGCATCTTCAGTATATGCAAAAACTAATCTGTCAGAAGTATGTGTTGCATCCTTGTTCAGTCTTGTTGACATTATAAACTCAAATCCTAAGTAACTAGAAATATCTCCTTGTGCCAATGCTTTTACAGTATTGAAATCACTTGAAGTTACTTGCGTAGTACCTAATAGATCTGATACTTGTTGTGGTCCGCAAACGATGAACCTTTTTAATGAAGGATCAACGTCATTATCATCTAAGATTTTCTTCGCAGCCAAAAGTTTAGCAATAGTCAAACCATCTGATTGATCTGTAGTTGCTGTTTTTTGCGTTGAAGGTAAAGGTGTAGATGAACCACCAGCTACACCAGTTGATGCAGACGCATTCATTGATGTAATAATAACATCGTCAATACTTCTGTTCATAGCTGCTGCCGCTGCTTTTGCGTATGAACTTGTAGGATCCACAAGCATTCTAACTTTGTCGACATCGTCAACTAAGTCAGCCCACTCGTAATCAGCCAAGCTCAATCTTCTTCTGCTGTGAGGCGTATCTATTTGTGGTGTATCGCCATGTCTGCTCGTTCTTAATTGAGCAGCTGTTACTCCGACTTGGTCGAAGAAAGCGTTTTTACCATTAATAGTTTCCACATCAACAGAACCTCTAAGTTTACTTCCCATTTGTTGAGAAAGCATAGATACATTTGAACTATACTGCTCAACGAAAGAAGTAGTAATTTGAATAGACATACTATTCTCCTTTTTCTTTGGTTGTTGTTAATGTAATCGGCTGATTATCCTTGCGGGTCGAAACCTGGTTTTTACATCTTTTAGATGCTAGTCTTTCCTAACGTCAACTAGGGTCTTGCGATTATCCTAATATTTTCAGCTATACGTTATTTTTCTTTTCTCGTAAAGCCAAAACTTCTTCAACGGCTGCTCCGTGATTAGGATGTCTTTTATCCCAATACGCAGATCCAGCTTGTGTCAATTCTCCAATTTGTTTATCAATTTGAGCTGGGGTTTGATAAGCTGGTCCAGATGCTTGAACTATACTATCCTCTCCCATTTTACTTGCTAATTCTGCAAATGCTTTAATCATAATTGGATGATCTCCAAGTTTAGTTCCATCTGCTAAATTAGTATTAAAAAGCTCACTAGCACCAACTGATTTTGCTAAAGTTGCTGCTTGGTTAATTTTTTGATCGAATGCTTGACCCCATTCTTTTTTAAGTTCGGTTGTACTAGCTTCTCTAGCAGCTACAGCTTTTGTATCTGCTTCTTGCATAGCACTATTTGTCATTTCATTATAAAATTTAACCATACCATTTGCTTGCCCAGGAAGTAATCCTAGTTTATGTGCTTGGTCTGAAAAATTTTTTAAAGCATCTTGATCTATTTTTTGATCTTCTGGTAAATCATATTTATAATCTCCAGGAGTTGTGGGTCTGCCTAGTTTTTCGTAAACTGCATCCCAATCTTTTTCTGTTGCGTATTTATTAGGAACTAGGAATTTTATCAGCTCCTTACTAATTTTTGCGCATGAACATAAGACTTTGCTAAACCTTCTACATCTTTTAATATTTTCTAAAGATTTATCTNATCTTATTTCTTCCGACAAATTGGCTTTCCAATCTGTACTTACTGTTTCTGGTGTAACTGGTGTTACTTGTGTTGCTGGTGTTGCTGGTGTTTCCGCAGACAACGTATTTGTTGGTTCCGTTGCTACCTGGTTTGTTTCACTACTCATTTATCCTCCATTGGTTTTTTGTTGAGCATATTTTTAATAAACAAGATTACTGATCTTGTTCCTTCTAAAAATGCGCTTTCATGGCTATCTCCTTTAATGTGAGTAGTTGTATGAAAACCACATCTTTTTTCTAAATCTTCCAATACTTTTTTACCATCGTCAGATTCAAAAAACTTGTTTGTAAGCAATATTTAATTGTTCAAGATCATCTTTATTCATTAGCCACCTTTAGAGCTGGTGCAATTTTACCCGCTGTGTCAGCTACTTGTTGTGCTTGTTGTAATTGCATTTGCTGCATTTCGGCTTGTTGTTTTTGTTCTCTAATAGATTGTACCTCTGCTTTTGATCTCATAATTTTAGCTAGGTAAACCTAAAACATCTTTAATATGATTTACTAAACCATCTGTATCTAAATGATCGAATACTGGTGCAATGTTTTGCATTGAACCAAATATTTCTATACCTCTCATAATAGAAGATAACTCATTTGTTTTTTGAGCTTTAGCTAATGGAGATACATATTCTATTTCTACATCTTGATCGCCAATCTCTTCTGGTATTAAAGGTAGTTTATTATTTTTTAATAATAAATTAAATGATCTAGTGATTAATGGTTGTAATAATTCTGATTGTAATCTTCCTAATACTGGACCCAACAATCTCATCTTTTCTTCAGTTCTTTGCATAACTTCTGTTGCTGTCATGTTTTGACCCTGTACTGTCATTAATTGATCGACAAAAAAGTTTTCTCTAACTGCTTTTCTTCTTTGCTCTTCCATTTGAATACCAATAGGATTATTAGATCCTATATTTAATGGTTCAATTCTTTCTCTAGTTCCAGCTCTGTAAAAATTTAAACCACCAGGAACAGTTCTAATTGGTAAAATAAAACCATCATCTGGAACCATTAATGGTGGATCAATTTGTTTTTGTGCAGCTTTGATAGATACTTTGGACATTGTGTTTAACATTTTAGTATCTGGTAAAGCATTCATTGCTGGTGATCTGCCGTAGATTTCGTTTGAAGAAGATTTTAAATAACGTGGTACTACATAAGGAAATTCTTTAAATCCACTTTCTCTTAACAATGTTCCTGTTTTTTCGTGAACATGGCAAGATTGATAATCCATATTTTTACTATTGTCATATCCCATTGGAGTATCGCTTGGATAAACTGAGTGTAATATAACTGCTTCATCGTATGGTGCTTTATCAATATCTGTTAATATAGATCTTGGTAAATCTGCATCTGGATACATTAAAGGTATTGTTTTTATTTTTAAGATGAAATCTTCTAGTTAAACTATCNACTAAACCTTTATCATCTTCTGTAATAAATATTTCTGATATATGAATANTTTTAAATCTAAGATCATCTTTAACATCATCTGTAATAAACATAGCAGATGTACCAAACGCTAATAGTTCGTGGTATAATTCAAATATTTCTTGTTGGAAGTTTGATCTAGCAAAGACTTGCTGCATAATTTTTGCGCAACTTTCTAACCATTCAACTGCTTCATCATTATTATTAACCATTTCGTTTCTAAATTTTAAAACGAACCAAGGCGAAATTGTATTGGTTAGCATTCCATTAAGAGACGCAGACAACAATTCTAATGCGTGTGTAGCAGTTCCATCATAAATTTGGTCGTGGCGTTTGTCGCCTTTAGTATGCTTAATGGTTATGTTTGCTTTTCTTGGTAAAAAATAATCAGCAATATCTTGCCAATGATCTTCCCAAGTAACTCTTTGTGCTTTGAGAGTTTTATATCT